ATTCAACATCATGGTACTGAAGCGCGACCAATGGGAGCGCGGATTGGGCGTTTTCGCAAAACGAAAACCTGAGTGGGACATAATAATCTGTAGACGCGTTATAGTTGCTTTTAGAGCTCGTTTGATTCATCACAACTGGTGCAAGATCGGTCATAAATTCAGATTCTTGCGTGTCGATGACTTGTCCACCGATTAAAAGTTCAACTTTACTGACATAGTCTTTCAAATTTGGTGTTCCGTTGGCTCTGCTCGCAACATAGACGTATCCGAGCATATCACCTTTACGCTCGAACCTAACAGTGGACATACCACCAGTGGCAGGGTTGCCCTGGACAACTTGTCTTTCGACAGTTTGGGCAAAGTTTGTGTGACGTTTATAGTTGGACCTGAAAAAGGAAACTTCGGGTTGACCGACGAGGTGCGCATCTTGGGCACCGATTGCAACGAGTTGGGCTATACCTCCAGACATATTTTATATTATACTAAGGTTTTTTATTTTTAAGCCCATGTATAATATGAAAGATTCTATAAAAACAAATTACGCTGCTGTAAAAGCTATTGCGTTCATGTATATTTTTTCCGCACCTGATGCACCTATTTTCGATACGGTCAAAAGACCATGACCGCTCTGGGATATGGAAACATCGGTCGTAAATGCTATAAAATCGATACCAGATGTTATCGTTTTTAATACTTTTCTATCTGATCCCGATGCTAAGAGTGGTACAACGACCTGACCCCCGCTTGGTAAATTTGATATAGAAAGTATGGCGACGTCTGCGTCTATTGTTGTGAGTGGAGCTGTACCATAACTTTTGTTTTTGCAATCTATCGTGAGTGTACCTGTCCCTGTTGTAAATGAAGAGGCAATTTGTGTATTTGTAAGCTGGAGGTTTTGTGAGACGGTATTACCTGTTACAAGTACGTCGTTTGTTATATATGCATCTGCACCTATATGTACATCTGCACCTATTTTTATGTTATTTGTTATAACAACCGCGTTCGATGTTCCTGTAAACTGAACAATATTTGAAGTAACATTTGCACCTGCACCTGATGAACACACGTCATCCAAATTGAACGGTGATGCGGCGACGTGAAGAGCACCTATAGTAATGTTATCGGCTGATATATTACCAGTTACCGTGAGTACGTTAGATTCGTAGGTATTAATTGTTAGGTTAGAAACCCCACTTGGACCTCCTGCGGGACCTGGACCTATAGTCACATTTGCGGCATTTTCGTGAATGTTGTCGAATGTTGAACCACCTTTACCCCCTGAATCAAAAATTTCTATTTCACCACCATTGTATTTTATAGCTAATACGTTTGTTGTACCTGCCGGTGTTTCCCAATCTGGGTCGAGATTTATCGCATTTTCAACTTTAAACGATTGTCTTGATGATGCGGACGATTTAAGTATAAGTTCGGTTGCGTAATCAATTTTCTTACCGGTATTAATCGTAATATTATCACCCGTATATAAACCTCCTGAAAACTGGATGACGTTCGACGTAATGTTTGCGGATGTAGGTCCATTATTTACGATCGATTCGAGGTTTGATGAAACGTCGTCCCACGCTATACCACTAGCATTACTTCTAAGGAATTTTTTAGTAGCATCTGTATTATAAGGTGAAAGTTTAGTCAAAGCAGTTCCAGACGCTGGACCTAACAACAATTCGTTTTCTGCTACAGAAGTTAAACCGGTACCACCTTTATTGATTAATATTTGCGAACTAAAATTATCGGGATTAAGTTCTGTAATATTCCCACCGCGTCCTTTTAGTGTATGAGCTTCTACTACACCCGCCGTCGTGACATTACCCGCTAAAACGTTACCCCAAACATTTGCGGTAATGTATCCAGAACCGTTATATGGTGAAATAGTCGTATCTGTAGATGCATCTCTGGTAAAACATATTGTATATTCATTTGGTAAAGATGCACCTAAGTAACCCGCAAATACGTTTGCGGTTGGTCTTGCCATGTGTTGACCCATATCCATAGTGTCTCCACCTGATACCTGATCATTTCCGGATGCAACCCCGAATATCTTATCTGTTATAAAATGATCTGTTATATGTTCGTGTGTAGTATTACCTTGTACTGTTAAGTTACCACCAATAACGACGTTTGATGATATACTCGTAATTTTATCGGTATCATTGTAACTTATTTTACTACTTTTGAGTAACTTTGAGCCCGAATCTAAATACGGAATAAACGTATCATTTATTTGACTACCACTTCCAATCGTTATATCTTTGGTTTTTATACCTTGACTAAATTGGAGTATATTTGATGTAATGTTTGCGGTTGCTGGTCCATTACTTACGATAGATTCAAGGTTTGAAGAAACCTCTGACCATGTGGGTATATCATTAGTCCCAAGTTTAAGAAATTTACCTCTATCAGAATCATCTCCCGCTCTTATTAATCTTCCTAAAGTATTATCAGAATCGTGATTACCATATAATATATCACCTTTTGTGATTATTTTGTGTCCCGTACCACCACTTGTCGATGCAATAGGAATATTTGTACTTACAAATTCTTCTGCGTAAACGTTTGTTTCTACAACAATGTTACCCGTGGTCATTAAACTCGTTGCTTCATTTCGAAATTGAATGGTATTTGATGTAATATTTGCGGTTGCTGGTCCATTACTTACGATCGATTCGAGGTTTGAAGAAACCTCTGACCATGTGGGTACATCATTAGTCCCAAGTTTAAGAAATTTACCGACATCTTCATTAGAACTCGCGGGATCGAGTTTTCCGAGTGAATTATCCGACTTACCGTAAAGTATTGCACCGGACTCATAAGTAGCGTATCCCGTACCACCACTTGTGGATAAAATAGGTGAAGTCGTGCTAATTGAAGTTGCTGAAATTATACTTGCTGAAATTGTATTAGAACCCGCAATTTTACCTAAAAAAGATCCGTGTGTTGTATCTACCTGTACGTTACCCAGAGTTTTAATACCCGTTATTATGTTTGACGATTCAATTGGTATAGATAAAATGTTACCATCTAGTTTTCGAGAAACAACGTCCATGGTAATATTATCCAAAAGTGAACCGTCACCAAGGTATTTTTGGGCGTAAACGTTACCCGATGTCCAAAACGCATTCGTTGATTGTGTTGGAACGTTTATTTTAACAGAACTTGGGTCGTTTCCTAAACTTATGGTATCTGTTGGTACTAGGTTACCTGCCAATCCTAGGGTGGTCCCCGTAAACCGCGTCGAGTGTGTCCTCCCACCGGTTGTAATATAAGCTGGGTTAGTACCAGTTTGAACACCATCAATGGTAATATTCGTACCAGATATAATTCTTTCTGATTTAGATGTACCTTTAACGTCTAGTAAAGTAGTGCCTGAACCACACATAAAAATTTTATCCTTTACGGAAAGGGCGTGTGTGGGTGCACTATTTGAAATACCAACATTTGACGTTGTTATAAAACCTGTTGTAGAATTAGTAAACTGGATTGTGTTTGAAGTTGAATTACCTCTAGCAGTTGCTTCTTGTAAAGTAATACCACCTAAAAGGGATGTTTTAACACCAGAATCTACAACTTCCTTTGTAGTTGAATTATATGCAAAAAAGTTTGCATTTTGGACATCTTCAACTCTGAGAGGTGAAATATAAATGGACCCTGAATTGGGTGTACTAATTTCAGTATTAGACGCATTGAAAACAATCGTGTTTTCAGCCTGGCTATCTGAAACGTGTTTACCAAACCGGATTTTGGTAGACCGTTCGATGGTAGGTATGTTTTTAACCATTTAATATATGTAAGTATTTTTAATTGGCGTATATGAGACCAGCCATTCCATTTTCTATTCTGAGAATGTTATAATTCACGGCATATATCGGATCGTTAATTATCATGGATTGACTATGTATTTTTGCTGAATCTAATCGACTAAAATTGAGCGTTCCTGTCGGCTGGAGTGAACTCGTCGAAAGACAAAAGCAGTATAAAAAGAAATCGGGGGACGTTACGAATTGTGTGTGATAATAGTTCTGAACTTCCATAAAGTGTGGTTTTCCCCATTTATAAGGACCTATATCGAGACCGTTAATTTCTAATTTAACCTTGTTACTCGCGGACGTTAGTGCACCTTCAACGGTCGTATCAGAACACGCGAGGTATTTTACGGGGTGATTAAACGTAAGTTCTTGTGTAAGTTCTCCGGAAGGAATACTTTTTTGAACTTGTGTAATGAGAAGGTTATGGTTTCTCGAAACTATGTTACCACGTTCCTCGTTATCAAGGTAATAGTAATTTGAATAACACTCGACGTTATAATTACTTGCTTGTGATCCCCAGTGAATACGTAATTCGACTTCATGGTATCGTAAAGCAATCATTGGTAAAGCACACTGTGGACCTTCACAAAAGAAAAAGCGTAACGGGTAAAAGTACGAACGTGCGCTTATACCTGGGTGTGTACCGTTGGAACTCTTAGAAACGTTCGTTGCGAACGTATCTATGGCTATTTTTTCGGTAAAAGCTGCGTCTTGGGTATCTATAACCTGACCCCCAATGAGTAATTCGACCTTATCTATAACATTTTCCCAGTTTTGGATATCGAGTGCTTGTGTATTATCATCTAATGTGAAATACGTGTATCCTAATAAGTCACCTGATCGTGGGAATTTGATCGATGACATAGCGTTATTATTCACAACTCCTTGTATCGTTTGTTTTTCTATGGATTGTGAAAAATTAGAATGCCGTTTAAAAGTTGAGCTAAAGAATGAAATTTCTGGGTCACCCATTATGTATTTATCTTGAGCACCAATGGCGATAAGTTGAACAACACCAGAAGACATTTATATTAATAGGAGGTTTAAATTATACGTACGAAAACGCCCTGAAATAATTAATAGGGCAGGTTCTTATTTTTGCAGACGAATCTAAATATTAAACAGGTTTCTCCATCTGAAAATGATACAGCCGCACCAGTTTCGTTTAATACTTCGACATTTAATCTATCGAGTTTACGAATTGGGTTAAAATATTGTTGAATAACTGGGTATTCATTTTTAAAAACAATGCGATCTGTTCCATCTGTTACGAGGGTTCCGAAAACGCCGTTGATCATATTATCACTGGATGTATCAAGATCTGTTTTTCCTCTTTGAGAAAAAATAGTTTTCAACTCATCAATTTTGAGGTGAATGAGTTCACTCGCGTTGTGATGATCAATATGAGCTGCTATTAATTGAACCTGGACTATATTTTCGAGTGGTGTTGGAAAGTATGATGTAAATTTTTGCTTACTTGAATCAGAAATGGTATCAACTATAACTGTATGATACTCGTGTTCGAAATCGGGTAAAGTAGATTGACTAGTCACTAAAGCCATTTATATATACTGGAGATTTTACTTCATCTTATAACTCGCTTGGTCCTTGACCACTTTTTGACCCCCACAAATTCCGCCTCGACTATCGGAATAGTAGGCTGTATCGAGACAATCTTCCCTGGACTCCTGGTCGAAAAGAGATTTGTCACTTACCATTTCAATTTCAACTGGTTGGTAACCACTTTTTCTTAAGGCGCCGAGCGCGCACAAAATTAAGAATATAATCACAATTGATTTAAGTGTACTTTTATTAGTAGCGTTAAGTTTCATTTGTATTGAGTAAATATTTTTTTTATAAAGTGCGTTAAAGAAATTAGAATAGTTTCAATATAAAGATTAATGGACGGTGAGATCATCCTAAATCGAGGTGACACAAATGTTATGAAATTGGACGATAACGAACAGGCGTTAATGAATGAGATCGAAATTGATATTCCAAGATCCCAGCCTGTAAAAAAGCAAATACAAAAAACTATGAAAACTCAATATAATCCCCCACCAACACAATTTTTCCAGGAAGATATGGACTCGTTTGCGAACCCGAATAAACAAAATCCACCTTCTGTACCCCCACCGGAAGAAGTTATGGATTATGGTGAATATGAAGACGAACCGGAACAACAGGGGTACGAGTATGCGGGTGGTGGAGGAGGAGGTGGTGGATATATGGAAGAAGAACAACCTTCACCTGGATTTAAAAACATAGATGAGGAAAAAGCCGATCTCGTGAATAAACTTGGTCGATTAGAAAAGAAGGGGTTTACCGTAAATAAACGTTTGAATGCATATTCTCCAATAGATGAACTTAGAACTGAGGTTAAGAGAATTACGTATAGTATCGATGTTGATAAATCGATAAAGTTTTCGAGACGTATGCTCATTGCTTGTACGACGGGACTCGAGTTTATGAATAAGAAATATAACCCATTTGAAATCCAACTCGACGGTTGGTCCGAAAACGTTATGGAAAATGTTGACGATTATGATGAAGTTTTTGAGGAGTTATACGTGAAATATAGAACGAAAATGCACGTTGCACCTGAAGTTAAACTTATTATGATGCTTGGTGGATCAGCAATGATGTTCCATTTGACGAATAGTATGTTTAAATCGGTGATGCCGAATATGAACGACGTGATTAAACAGAATCCAGGGTTGGTTCAGAATATGATGTCGGCCGTTCAGAACACAGTTCCTAAGTCGCAACAACAGGGTGAAGAGAAAGTGGATGCAAATGGGAGAAGAGAAATGCAGGGCCCAGGATTTGACATTTCGAGTCTCATGGGTAATATCATGATGCCACCCCAACCACCCATGAATACGACGAATATACCCCAAGTAGAAAACCCATTAACCGATGAAATCGATATCGAGGACGATATTTCCGATATTGCTGAACCACCAGTCGGTGATACCAAGGAAAGAGGTGAAGATGATAGTGAAGTTAGGGAAGTTAAGGTTACCCAGACCAAGTCAAAAAGAGGTGGTGGGAAAAAGAAAAAGTCAGTCGAAATTAATTTATAAATGATAGTATAAATGATAGGGTATTGTCCTTTGGACCAAGATCCTGTTGAGTTACCTTCGAGAAGACAAGATGTTATTCCTCAGTCAAGGTTACAAAAACCGGATAAAACAAAAAAACGTTCGGTTCTTGGCGAGGACGATACCGAATGTAATTTCGTTGTCATGTTTTTTATCGCGGGTGTTATTGCCCTAGCGGTCATGGATTCACTTCCATCTAAAAAGTGAGTGATAAACCATTTACCATCCTGTTTGTTCCAGCATGGTAAATGTAAATTTGTTTTTTTAGTTAAAATTTTAATGGTACCGTATATGATCGTAAAAACAGTTATTTGCCGGTATTTCAGACCAGGAACTATCACCTGGTTCTTTCCAAAGACTATATAATGCTTCACCACCACCATTTTCCTGGAACCGTACGAATATTTTATGGTACCCAGTTTTCAAGTATATATTACCTGTGGTTCCACCGGGGGTTGTGGTTGTACCATTATGACTATGTCCACCGTACCAATAAGCGATTCGAATACCGTTTATGTACATATCTGAAGCATCGTCACTATTTAAACCGAAATAGTGCGTTCCAGCTGTAGTTACTTTTAAATAACCTTCAAATGTTTCGGCAAATGTATCATCGGAGCTGACGGCAGTGTGACGTGGTCTACTTAATGATTTAGTACCTGAACTTAGACTTTCGAAATACGTATCCATAGCAGATTGTGTAGTCGGATTACTTGCACCTGCGCTACCAAAATACAGTTTTATTAGGTTTCCCTTAACTAAATGTTTTTCATATTGTGATGTACCAGTTTGTATAGAGTTACAGTGAATGGTACCGGTAACATCGAGTTCGGCATTTTGACTCGTATTTCCTATACCAACCTTACCCGAGCTTCTATAAATATCTGATCCCGACGTTGTCCAAGGACTCGAACCTCCACCACCACTCGCGTTTTCCCACGCGACCGAACCTGATGAACCACCACTCGTAAGAACTTGACCATCGGTACCCGAGTTCCCGTTAATTAAGATTCTCTTTTTTAGATCTATTTCATTACCTCCACATGTAATGTATTGAGATGATGACAAATCATTATCATCATTAGCTATTACGAACTTATCACTCTCACTATTATCTATACCCACACACCAAGCCGAACCAGATCCATCTTCACACGATAACGATAATAGAGGGTCACCGGTACCACCACTAGCCACTTTTACTTGTATAATACTATTTTGAGATGTACTACCCTGTGTTAACTGTATTCCGTTTGTACTTGAACTATAACTGATATCTAAAGGTACTCCCGGGGTAGATGTACCTATACCAACATTTGATGTTTGGTAAATGTCTACACCACTAGATGTAGTTGGCCAAAGTAAATTATTATTTTGGTAAATGTTACCTGAAATTACATTTACATTACCTGTAACTTCCAACGTTTTTGATGGGGATACGTTACTCCCTATACTTAATTTATTTTGTATGAATGCATCACCACCGACAGATAAACACTCGGATGGTGAACCGTTATTGTATGAATAGTCTTTAATCTGATTGCCACCATGTCCCCAACTTATGTTAAAAATCATCATTCCCATAAACGTACCCGCGGGTCCCGGTATTGACCCAGACGCTTCACCATATCCGAATCGCCAACCTTGACTGTCCCAGTTTGGTTGTGGAAACGTAACGTAAGGGTTTGTAGAGTAAGTTTTGGTTAAAGTCATATTTTGGTTGTTGATGTAAATATAGTCTTTACCAGGCAGTTGTATCGTTTCTGTAGGGAACACAACACAAATATGGTACCACGTATCTTGTGTAAACGTGTAAGTATTCGATGCCGTACCAATACCAGAACCAAAGTTTAGTGTTAATCCTGTTGACGTTAATTGTAAACACCCACCTGTATACACACCCACTGTAGACGATAAAGTATCACCCCACGAACACAAAACGTTCGATGATGTATAATTACTGTGATCATCATTTAGTTTTAACCAAAACATCATTGATGCATCATCATCAGTCCAGACACCGGTATGATCACTTTGACCTATACCTGAAGTCGTACCCGTAAACTCGAACGCCTTTTCACTTTCTCTGTATGGCATATTCCCTTGGTTAGTTATCGAATATACTCTTACAGCACCCGGTTGATCATCGTACATTATATTCGTTCCAATAAGATCTGCACATCTCGTATTAATGACCGAGGGTGAATAACCCTGATATGTATAGTCACGACTTTTTAAAAGTTTAGTCCTACCCGGATAATTTACGTTTAACTTATCACGTATTTGTGTTTCAGCCTTTATATCGAGGTACGTTTCAGCTAATGAGGTTGTTGTCGATGACGATTCGTTACCACTCCACAAATTACCAATTGCAATTGTACCGAATTGGTCGAGTATAAACCTAGGTGTTCGGATATCTTTTCCTTCCTGACCACCTTGATATACGCTATGGTACATTCTCATGTGATCTAAGTGTATTTCGGATGCCTTTAGACGAATTCTATCAACTTGTTCATTTGTATCGTGATGTTTGTGTAGTAAAAGTTCAGCTACATCATGAGCAATTACACGGTTTTCAATTAAGGTTTCATCGTAAAAGTTATCACCTGATGTACCACCAAATGAAAGTCGTTTAGGTTTTTCGTTATCTATAGCATTATCATTCGCACCAATTCTAAGTTCTGATGCAGTAACATATCCTTCAAAAATATTATTACCTGTAAATGTACCCGTTATGAGGAAAAAATAAAACTGAACGCGACCTGTTGCATTTTGATTTGATGGATAAGATCCGAGGTAGCTTGATAATGAGTTACCGGTTCCAAGATTATCATTTACCATATCATCATCACCCCACCATAATTGCGAACTGGCAACTTGATTACCATCCGTCATATCGATCGTGTACCCCGAAAATTGTTTAGCTCCGTAGCTGTGCTCGTATCCAACACCCGGATTTTTACCTGATATAGGTAGTTGTGCTTCTACCCATGATGCTCCTGACCAATCTACTACGTAAAGCTGTCCACTGTACTTTGCAGGAAAAGCCCAGTGAGATATCATGGATGTTGCTAATCTGTTACCCGTATAATCTAGGCGAACACACAATCCATTCAGATTACCTACATTAGCTATTACTGTCGAACCTCTTTGTACCCATAAACTCGTAACGATCGAGTATTCGTACACGTAAGCTTGATCATAACTAGGTGCACCCATGGCAATAACAGAACCATCGAAGTTCATGGATACAGAGTACCCTAATGTAGGAAAATGTAATCCACCACCATTAACGTAATTACTAGAAGTAGTGTAATCTAATCCTGAAATAGTTTGACCTAACTGACTCACACCACTTGTAGTTGACCAATCATCTGTTGTTGTTAAAATACGCGCATACCCTGGTTGACGATATGCAAATGGTAGATTCGCGGCGACGCCACTATAAGCATAAGTCGGAGATGCACTCACAATTATATTGTTTCTTTGGGTTCCAGTGTTGTTCGAATTACTACTATTTATTTCGTTTAAAACACTTCCCGGTGCACCTATGATAACGTGGGTACCGAACGGTGCTAGTTTAATTGAAAATCCGTATTGTAAGGATTTTATATTACCAATTGAATTATTTATTGTGGTAAACTGTGTATGAGCACTGTCATAAGGTACTCTGTTATCTATATCATCACCTACATTTGAGTATGCTTGTGACCACGAATGGTTGGACAGTTTCCAAATTTCAACGCGATTATCGTTAGGGTTACCTATAGCTAACGTTGTATCTATATCCTGACCTAGAGAAATACTGAATCCAAAATTACCATTTGAAGACGTTGACGAAGACGTTATGGTATTTGAAACGTACGTTGCCCATGGGTTTGATCCAGATGATGTTGCATCAAAAACGTAAACGGTTCCGTTTGATTTTTTGGGTGCACCAACCGCGATACGCGTACCGTTCCAATTCATGGAAACTGCGTATCCAAAAAATGAACCGTTTGAAGCTGAAGGCTCGGTTATTGTTTGTGATGTTGTCCATTCATTTGAAGTAGTATTTACTAAACTATGAACTGTTACCTTACCCTGAGATGTTGCATTTCCTAAGTGTCCAATTGCAACTCGTGTATTTTTAAAATCTAAAGAAACACTCGAACCGAGTAATATACCATTCCCATCGGTACCTTCGATATTATCGAGAGTTTTAATACCTCTGTATGAATAAGATTCTAAAGACATTTAATAAATACCTAGAATTAAATTGAACGGATTTGTCGTGTTGGAGCTTCAGTAACAACAGTTGAATTTTTAATTTTACCATTAGTTGCTATTATTTCAGTACAATGTATGGTACCTAATGAAATAATATCGCTTGTTGCGTATACGTTCCCGCGAATATAAAGTTTATCAATACCATCGTCTATAATGGCGACATTTGAACCTATATCGAGCGTATGTATCGGTGATGTATTTGCTATACCACACGTAGTTGTAGAAGTTGGCGTAGCTGTTTTGAAAGCTGTATTTGTATTGTTAAATGATATTGTCTGAGTAGTACTAGCACCTACAACAGCAACATCATCAAGGTTTGGCGTTGCACCCGACGACGATACGTTTTCCCAAGATGGTGCATCGACGGCGTTTCCTGTTTTATTAAATTTTAAAAACTGTCCGTCGTCACCATCTGAAATTTGTACGAATTTATTACCGTCGTAATACGATACGCGGTTTGTGTCTATACTTCCACCTGTATAGTATCTACCTGCCTCTATATCTGTTGACGCATATACGTTACCGACAACGTGTATTTTTGCATCTGGGCTACTTGTACCAACACTTATAAATCCATGTGCGGGTGCTATTATATTACTTTGTATATTTGATGATGCAAAAATATTACCAACAACGTGTAAATTTGCATCTGGGTTACTTGTACCAATACTTNTAANNCC